TCATTCCCCCCCCCTCAGGCTTTGGACTATTCCTGTCCCGCCGCGTGCGGGCTTTTCCGTTATGGAGGCGCCCGCATGGATGCCGACAATGTCGCGCTTGCCGGCGCACTCAAGATCGAGGCGGCCAAGGCGGCCCCCTTTGGCGCGTCCCTGGTGCTGTGGGGGTTGACCCTGCAGGAGTGGACGCTCGTTTTCGGCTGCCTGTATGCGGCCTGTTTGTTCCTGGACCTGGTCGGGCGGCGCTGGTTGATTCCGCTGATTCGCCTGGCCTGGAAACGTCGCGGGGTGGCCAATGAAAAGTCTGATTAGCCGGATCATTGCCGCGGTGACGCTCTCGCTCGCAGCCGCGGGCTTCACGGTCAACGAGACGGGCCTGCCGGCGCCGGTTGAGCGGGCGGCCATCATGGCCGGCCTGATGATCCTTACGCCGGAAATGGAGGGCACGGTTTACACCGCGTACCCCGACACGGGCGGCGTCTGGACCATCTGCACGGGGCATACGCTGGGAGTGCGCCGCGGCGACGTGGCCACGCCTGAGCAGTGCGCTGCGTACCTGCAGGGCGACCTGGGCGGCGCGGTGGACTTCGTCATGCGCCATTTCCCGATGGCGACCATCTGGCAAAAGATCGCGCTGGCCGATTTCGTCTACAACCTCGGCGCGACGGCCTTGCTCAAGTCCACGCTTTACAAGCTGGCCAAGGCTGAGCAGTGGCGCGCGGCGGCTGACCAGTTCGGCCGCTGGGTCTACGTGGCGGGCCTCGACTGCCGAATCCCGGCCAACAAGTGCCAGGGCATCCCCAAGCGCCGCGAAGTGCAGCGCTCTCTATTTATGGTGGGCCAATGAAGCTCAATAACTGGCTGGTCGGCCTCATTTGCGCCGGCCTGATCTTTTGCGCCGGCTGCCTGGTCGGCTCCTGGTACGAAACGCGGGACGCGCAGCAAGTCGCTGCCGAGCAGCTGCGCCAGGCCTTCGAGCAGGGCCAGGCGCTGGGAACGGTGCGCGACAAGATCGTCACCGAGTACGTCGACCGCGTCCAGGTGATCACCGAGCGCGGCAAAACCATTATCCAGAAGGTGCCCGTTTATGTTTCTGCCAAGGCTGATGCCGCTTGCACTGTTAACGCTGGCTTTGTCCGCCTGCACGACGCAGCCGCGCTCGCTCTGCCAGCCCCTGAGCCCTCCGGCGCTGCTGATGACGCCCCCGCGGGCATTGCACTCTCTGCCGTCGGCGCCACCACTGCCGCCAACTACGCAGCCTGCAACGCCAACGCCGAGCAGCTGACGCAGCTGCAGGAGCTGGTGCGCCAGTACCAGGCCCAGCAGGAGGGGCGCGCGCCGCCTTGAGCACCAGGTGGAGAAATAAAACTCGGCCGTTATAACAACTAGGGCAGCATCACCCCCACTTGATAGGAATCGCTCAATGAGCAACAGCCAATCGCTCGAGCAGCAAATCACTGCGCTCGGCCTGACCGCGCCGCGGATCACCCCTGACCAGGTCGACGCCCTGGTCGAGAAGCTCAACTATCACACTTACGTGATTCCGGGCACGACCACGACTGTCGCCGCGGCCATTGACCAGCACGGTTTCGTGGTAGCGCTCGACAAGGCAGGCGCTGTCAGCGCTGAGAACTTCAACGAGTCGCTGGGTCGCAATGCCGCGATTGCCAAGGTCAAGGCTGTGGCGCGTAACAAGCTGTGGGAGTTTGAAGGCTATCGCCTCAAGCAGAACATTGCTCAAGCGGCCAACAACGGCTTGCTGGCCGGCCTGCAGTTCTATATCGACGACAACATTCCCGTGGACGCGGTGTTCGTCGGCGACATGGCCGCGGCGTACTGCGCCTGCGAAAAGCCTGGGCAGCCATGCACGACCTCTGTCGCGCTGGTCCGTGCCCCTCAGGCCTGACCCCCGGTCGACTTTTGGGTCCTCCCCGGCCCCCTCCCCAGTCACGGGCGGTAACGGCGCGGGCCTCGCGCGTGTGACTTTCCGAAAGTCCAGTCCTTACTTCCGAACTTGAGGCCCCCCGGCCTGCATCGCCAGCCTGACCGCTCGGCCAGGCGCGGCGGGGCCTCAACCTAAATTTTCGAGTGCCAAAAGGACAAAGGTAACAAAGGACCTTTGTACCTTTGTCCTTTTGCCACTTTTCCCATTTGGTCCTTTCTCCCATGGGCAGAACCATCAGTAAAAAAGACCTGGCCGACTTGCTGGGCAAGTCCGAGCGCTGGGTTTCCAAGTTGATCGAGGAGGGGCTACCCACGCAGGGCGGCGGTGGCCGCGGTGTGGCTGTCCAGATCGACAGCCAGGCGGCGATTGAGTGGCTGATCCTGCGCGAAGTGCGCCGAGAAATCGGCGACGAAGGCGACGACGAGGAGGGCCTTAGCTCGGCCTCGGCAGAGGATCGGCTGCTCAAGCGGGCGCGGCGGGAAAAGCTGCAGCTCGAAATCGACCAGGTGCGCGGGCGCCTCATTCCGAATGAGGTGTTCGTCGCCCTGATTACCTCAATCGCGGCGATCTATGCGACCCAGCTCGACGCACTGCCGAGCCGCTGCGCCGCCGACTTGGCGATTATCGATGACCCTGCTCTTATCCGAGATCGATTATTTAAAGAAACGCGGACAGTCCGAGCAGCTACAGCTGACCGCCTCGAGCGTCGAGCACATGAGCTCACTTCGAGCCTTGATCAAGTCGATCTTGGCAGCGGCGAAGCTGGTCAAGGCGCCGCCAGCGAGGACGAGTGACGAATGGGCGCGCGACAAGCGGGTCATGCCGCCCAGCTCGCCGCGCCCTGGTAACTTCGACCCTGACGTCAATCCATACATGCGGCCTGCAGCCTGGGCCGCGGCGCAGCCGTGCTATGACCGCGAGACGGTGATCACCGCGACGCAAATGGGCAAATCGGTCACGTTCGAGAACATCATCGGGCACCGGCTGGACGAAGACCCGACGCCGATCATGTACGTCGCGCCAACGGCGCCGCTGCTGAAAGACGCCGTGGTCCCGAAATTCGACGACATGATCAGCGAATGCGAGTCGCTGAGCGCCAAGCTCAACGTTCGCAAGTCCTCGACGTTCGTCAAATGGATTGCCGGCACGAAACTGCGGTTCGTGTGGGCCGGCTCGCCGTCGGGTTTGTCTGCAGACTCGGTCGGCCTGATCCTGGTCGACGAGGTTGACCGGATCGTCAACACGGGCGAAGGCTCGACGATGGTCATTGTCGAGCGTCGAGGCGATGCCTACGACGGGTCGAAAATCCTCTACACCGCGACGCCGACGCATGGGCGAGTGGCCAAGCGAAAGCATCCTGTTTCGGGTCTCTGGCACTGGGAAGTGGCGCAGGTTAAGGCGCTGGGCTCGGCCATCTGGAAGCTCTGGCAGTCGGGCACCCGCCATGAATGGGCGGTGCCGTGCCCCGAGTGCGGCGAGTATTTCATTCCCTGGTCAGGGCTGCTCTGGTGGCCTGGCAAAGGCAGCGAGAAGGAATGCACGCCAGACGAAGCCCAGCGGCACGCCCGGTTGACCTGCCCGAGCAACGGCTGCCAGATCGAGAACAAATATCGCTCCTGGATGAATGAGCGGGGCCGGCCTGTCGCGCCTGGCCAGTCGATCAGCCGCGACGGCGAGGTCAGTGGCGAGGCTGAAACGGCGGGCTCGACCCACTTCACCTACGCGGTATCCGGCCTGTGCTCGTTTTCCTCGAAAAAGAGCTATGGCGCGCTGGCCAAGGACCTGTTGTCCGCCCAGCAAAGCGGCGACCCGGCTGACCTGCTGGCCGTGTACAACACCGGTTTCGGTGAGTGCTACGCGCAGGCCGGTGACGTCCCGACCTGGGAACAGGTCCGCTCTATGTGCTGGGGCTACGCTGCCGGCCAGCTGCTCCTGGAGCCGCTGAAAATTTACTGCACGGTCGACGTGCAAAAGCGCCGCCTGGTGTACGTGGTGCGCGCCTGGTACGCCGGCATGGGCTCGATGCTCCTGGAGCATGGCGACCTGTGGGGCGACACCGACCAGGACGCCGTATGGGACCAGCTGAGCGACTTGATCGACACCGAGTACGGTGGCCACCCGATCAACGTAACCGGCATCGATATCGGTTATCGCGACGACCAGGTCTACAAGTTCATCAACGACCACAAGGCCAGGGCCATCGCCCTGCGCGGCCGCGAGCGCCTCGACAAGCCATTTCGCAAGGAAATGGTAGAGGTCGACCGCAAGGGTAAGACGCGCAAGCGCGGCGATGCTCGCTGGGCCTTCGACTCGCCTTTCGCGAAACGCTGGGTGCATAGCCGGTTTGGGCGCCCGGATGACCGCGGGGGCTGGTGGTTGCTGCACCAGCAGGTGACGGACCTGTACTGCAAGGAAATCGTGGGTGAGGAGTGGGGCGAGGCCGAGGGGAAGTTTCACCAGGTCGGCGAAAACCACTACCTCGACTGCGAGGCGATGCAATACATCATGGCGCTGCGCGACAAGCTGCAGCGCCGCAAGGTCGGCGCCCTGACCAAGGCCCAGCTGGCCGAAGCGGTCAAAAATGGGCCGATCCAGGAAGGCGCCGAGCCGCTGGACGATGACGACACGCCCGCCCCGGTAGTCCCTGCCCCTGTGCCGGCGCCGCCGCCACCAACTGAGGCCGAAAAGCCAGCTGCTCGCCAGCGAAGGGCTGACGCAGCCCCGGCTAAAGGCCGTTCTCGCTTCAACATCATCAAGAGGCCGACCAGGTAGCGCCCCGGCGCCCTGGCGGCGCCGAGTGAGCCAATGGAACCGACACAACTACACGCGGGCGACTCTGCAGCCTGGTCGCGCGCCGTGCCCGATCGCCCAGCGTCTGCTGGCTGGGGGCTGCGCTACGTGTTCAACGGCCCCGACCGGCACACGGTCGACGCGCAGTTGACCACGCCCTACCAGGTCGAGCTGGGCGCTGACGTAACGGCGACCTGGGCGCCAGGGCTTTACCGCTGGGTCGCCCTGGCGTTTCGCGGTGATCAGCGCCTGACGGTGGCCACCGGCACGCTCGAGGTATCGCCGAACCTTGAAACGGCCGAGCCGATCGACGCACGCAGCCATGCGCGCCGAATGCTCGAGCTGATCGAGGCTGCGCTCGAGAAGCGCATCCCCAAGGACCAGCAGAGCTACGAAATCGACGGCATGCGCCTCGACCGGATTCCGATCGAGCGGCTCGACAGCCTTCGCACCAAGTACCTGCGCGAGCTGCAGCGACAGAGCGCCAGCCGCTCGCCGTTCGGGCGCCGCGTGAAATTCAACCTGAGATAAGCCAATGAACCTATCAGGCGCCTTTTCCTGGCTTCGCTGGGGTGGCAAGCGCTCGCCTGCCGTCGACGCCCGCCGCGAGCCCACGGTCGGGCGCCGCGGCGGGTTCAAGATGGCCCACAAGTCCCGGCTAACTTCCTCCTGGACGGGCCGTTCGACCGCGGCAGATGCGAACCAGGCCATTTACGGCGATCACGAAACCCTGCGACAGCGGGCTCGCGAGCAGTCGATCAATACGTCGGTGCTCAAGCGCTTCTATCGCCTCCTGCGGCAGAACGTGGTCGGCCCCTACGGTATCCGCCTGCAGTCGAAAGCAACGCTGCGCGACGGCACGCCAGACCGGATCAGGCGCCGCCTGATCGAAAAGGAATGGGAGAAGTTCGCCAAAAAGGGGAAGTTTGACGTCACCGGGCGTTACTCCTACGTCGCGTTCATGTGGCTGTGGATCGAGACGCTCGCGCGCGACGGTGAGGTCCTGGTGCGCCTGCATCGCAACTGGGCGAACCGCTGGGGCTTCGCGGTGCAGATCCTCGAGGCCGATCGGCTTGACCTGAACCTCAACACCCTATTGACCAACGGCAACCGCATTCGGATGGGCGTCGAGCTCGACGACTTCGAGCGTCCGGTCGCCTATTGGCTGCTGCGCAGCCATCCGGGCGACGTCTACCAGCGCCCCGAAGACAAGTACGAGCGCGTACCGGCCGAGGACCTGATTCACACCTTCGACCCGTGGCGCCCGCACCAGGCCCGCGGCTTCACCTGGACGCACTCGGCGGCGCTCGATATCCATCACCTTGAGGAGTTTCGCAGCGCGACCCGCGTCAAGGCTGAGCAGTCGGCCAAGATCACCGGTTTCTATGAGCAAAACCCCGAGTGGCTGGACCCGCCCGAGGACGGCAAGGACGAAGACGTATCAGAGGTCGTCGAGGCCGGTACCGCTCGCGTGCTGCCCTACGGCCTGAGCTACAAGCAGCACCAGACGGCGTCACCTGGTGCGGACTACGCGCCATTCGTGAAAGACACCCTGCGCGGCGCTGCCGGGGGGCTTGGTCCCAGCTACAACCGCCTCGCGCACGACCTGGAGGGGGTGAGCTTCTCCTCTCTGCGTTCCGGCGAGCTCGACGAGCGCGATTTCTACAAGACCGCGCAAGAGCTGGCCATCACCGAGCTACTCGATCGCCTCGGGCAAACCTGGTTCGACTGCTCGCTGCTCACTGGCGCCCTGCCGATCGCTCCCCGCGATATCGAGCGCTGCAGCGAGATTGTCTGGCAGCCGCGCGGCTGGGACTGGGTCGACCCCTACAAGGACGCCAAGGCGGCAACCGAGAGCATCAAGAACCGCACGAAATCGCGCTCGGAATACATCCGCGCGAACGGCGACGACCCCGAGCAGATTTTTGCCGAGATTGCCGCCGAGGAGGCCCTCCTCAAATCGCTTGGGCTGATGCCTGAGCCATCAACCCCAACGGAAGACACCAATGCCGCCAAGTCCGACGCCGTCGATGACGACGAATAAGCCTGCGCCGTTGCCGGTGCTGCGCACGATCCAGGGGCAGGTCCTCTCGCGTGCGCTTTCGGTCGACAAGTCGACCATCAACCTCGAGGAGCGAACGGTCGAGGTCGCGGTTTCGAGTGAGTACCCCGTGCGCCGTTATTTCGGCTTCGAGGTGCTCGACCACTCGAGCGACTGCGTCGACCTGACTCGCTTCCTGCTCGGCGCGCCGCTGCTCATGGAGCACCGCGGCTCGCAACAAATCGGTGTGATCGAGCGGGCCTGGCTCGACGGTGATCGCAAGTTGCGCGCCTTGGTGCGCTTCTCTCGCGACCCAGCTGTCGAGCCTATCTGGCAGGACGTCGTCGACGGCGTCCGCCGCAACATTTCTTGCGGTTACCTCATTCACGACATGGTGCTCGAGCGCACCCGCGAGGCGGTCGACCACTCCCGCGGGATCTCC